TATACATTATACGAAACGACTAATGCGAATTTCCCTCTTACGGAAGACCCAAGCCCCCGCGTTTTGTTAAACCCTGTCAGGGTTCCCCGACAAGACAAAACCACCCCCCGCCAGTAGCATCAACCCATGCAAGACCTGTTCGGCGAGGTGCCCGTCACATGGCCCGAAATATGGGATTGGATAGAAGCAGTCCCCAAGATCAACCGCCACTCATGGCGAGCACCCTATTACGCAGAGCACTGGCACGTAGCCGACAAAGTGCGAAATGCAAAAATCAACGGCACCTATCACGCTACCATAAGCAACGCCTGGTCTGAGAACCCGCAGCCGTCAATTTTCTAAAACCGCCTGAATTGTCTCCAGGAAAGGGTTTAAATCCTGCCCAGGAACGCCATAGCGCGACGCTACGACTCCGATCGATACCCTGACCCCTGCCAATTCACGTCACGCACCGCCTGCACCCTCCGGCACCGAAACGCTTAAAACGTCACCAGCCGGCACGCGCGACATGTCACGACCAGGACCGCCCGACGCGTAACCCCTGGGCCCGCAAGACGCGTGACCGCCGGATCCGCACGACGCGTCACCAAGATCTTGACACGACAGATTGAAAACCGACCACGCCCGAGAAACACCACCAGACCCAGGAAACATGTCTACCAGATCATCGCCAGGCAAAGCACCAAGCAGAGAAAATAGCCAATAACAAAACTTCGCAGGCTTAGCGCCCATCACCCGCGCCGGATCAGTCAAACGCGCACGACTGACAAAAACCAACGAATCGTCACACGCCGCGTGGAGAGACACATCCCGCCTACCACCGGAGAAAACAACAGGCTCCCAGGAAGAAGACGGCCAAACCGACTTACCGCCCCTTGACCCACGAACCCACGCCGCCACCCGTAACCGAAGGCCTGCCGCTACACCTAACGACAATATATCCGGCAAAGCCCTAGACGAAGTAGATAACGCCCATCCGTCGAAACCATCAAGCGACGACAACAACGCCCGATGATCAACCTCCCCTGCATAGTCAGGATGACCACGATAATATTTACTGAGACCAGGATACGGAGGATCAGCGTAAGCAAACCGCATTTTCTGTCGCGAACGGCCGGCCGAAACAACTCCCTGCCCGAAACGATGCGAGGCTTGCCGGCAACGCTGAGAACAAAATTTCGCGTCACGACGAACCGTCGCCCCCAGGGCACCACGACACCAACCACATGAGCGCGTATCCATACCCACGCCCTATTTCTTCAACGGAGATGGTGGCAACGCCGGACCTCTCGTAGACCCACCCGAGCCAGCATACCCCGACGCTGCGACAAGCGGAGTTTCACCGACAAGAACCATAGGGGAACCCACTTCCGATTTTGTTGCCGCCGATCCAGACGCCATTTTTTGATCGCCAGGCAGAGAACCCGACATCTTGCCCGAACGATCCGGAGGAAGCTCCCAATCCACAAAATAACCGTTAGCTACTATCGACGCGCAGACCTCTTGATCCATGTCCACGATTTTGGTGCCTTGCTGCGTGTAACAAATACAACCCTTCGACTTCGACACGATACACGCGACCGGAATCGGCGCAATTTTCGGCGCAGTGATCTGATGATAGACCGGAGCCGTATGAGGAAAACCCGGAAACACCGGAACGCGCTCAGCGATGAACTCGCTTGCTGTTTTCGCTTTGACAACGTTGCTTGCTTGACCACCGTAATTAATCGAGTGCAACCCCGCAGGAAGTTTCACCGCATCCTTCCCTTTCGTAACCGCTTCCGGTTCAGTCATACCCCACAAAACCCGCATCGCACCATAGGCGAGCGCAAAAATCAGAAGCGGCCCGAGAACAAGGAAATAAACTCGCTTCGGCACGCGCGCTTTGTGAGTGTGAACTTCAGCACTCTTGTAAAGCGCGTAATCCTGTTTCGGAAATGAAAACACTTTGCGAACCGAGTTTGCCCGCGACTTATCACAATTCGTGTTGACTTCCATCCACTCGTGAACCGTCGACCTCTGAAGGCCGAACTGACGCACCAGATGCAGATGACGACCCGCCAACCGTCGCACATTGTTCTCAATCAGCATCGGGTGTTGCGTGATAAACACAAGGTCGATACCTTCGTGCCGATGCGTTTCAAGCTTGCTCACGAATTCAGGAACCGCCGCACCATTCCCACGCGGCCGAAAAATTCGTTGCGCTTCGTCCACCACAACCACGGAGCCGGCTGGCATCTTCCACCAGTCCCGCGGATCTTCGATTTCCTCCCATGCAAGTTTTTCCTGATTAAGATCACTGATACCGCTATAGTAGCAAAGCCGCCCCGCCGCCAGCTGCCGCACATAGCCAAGTGCGAAAAGCGTTTTGCCAGCGCCCGGCAATCCTGTAATCAGATGAATCATTTTTTTTTCTCCAATCAAAAAAAAGGGTGATACCTTGGCATCACCCACACGTTTTAAATCGCGCTATCGCGATCCTAGCGCGAATTTTTTAGTGAGCTACCAGCCTTTTTACGATTCCTGACGTCAAACCCTGAATGATCAGCCGGACCGCGATCGCCGAAAAAATCATGTTGATCGCGACTCCCACCTTGAGCAACGACAAAAGCTGAATCGCTTGAGCACCCATCGCAGTGACCTGCGCCAGCAGCAATGCCTTAAGCGTGTTGAGCAACGTGTCAATGCCCTGATAGGCCACGAACCCGAAACCAAGCGACAACAAGACCCGACCCGCAAGCGACCCCGCAGACGCAGCAAGACCGCCAAGAAGCGCAGCAACGAAAGTTGGCATACCGTTACCCCCAAATTCCAACGATGCGCGCACAGCCCAATGCCGCCGCGAACATCATAGCGAAGCCCATCAATTCAAACGAGCCGCACAGCTGCGACCAGGGAAGCGTGTATGTCTGCCCCCCGACAAAATCGAATGTCTGATCACTCAAACAACCCGAACCGCCGCCAAGCGCATCCGTGGTGTCCAACATCCCGGAGACGTTCACCGTAGTGAAATTGGTAGAAGAAGGTAAAGTGCTGGCAAGCGGATCATTGCCCGCAGCCAGTGAATCACCGAGCGCAGACAACGAAGACGTTGTTGAAAGCTGGCAATTGCTCGCGAACGTGGCCCGCGCAACCGCACATTGAATTGCGTCACCGTCACACGTTAAAGTTGCTCCGCACGTGCCGGAGAAACTCGTGATTTTGCACAACGGTGACTGTGGATTGTCCACGCAGAATTTATCTAAATCCGACTTCGGCACCTCTGCCATTGTTCGAACCGTCGATTGCGACACCTGCGCGCCGCTCGCCGTATCTTTAATCGTGGTCACCACATCCGTTGCACCGTTCGGAGCCGTCGTAGTAGCCACATAGGTTGTAGTCCCGTCACCATTGACCACGGGCGTTGCATTAACTGTAGTCGTTGTCTGAGGCACCGGAGGAGGAACGCTCGATGAGGAAAAACAGCGAGGGATGCCGTTGATCACGCCCATATTTTGGCCAGACGGACACGGATCACTGGCCGAAGGTGTCGATGGAGTAGCCTCACCGCCAACAGGCGCCGCCCCGGACGCCGTGTAATTCGCGTCACAATAAATTTTCGTAGGAGCTCCCGAATACGAGTAGCAAGCGAAATCCACGCTCGCCGCCGCATTGATTTGATAAGCACATCCCCCGGTGACCAACGCTTCCGGGTAAATCGTGTTCGGAAAACTGCGAACCGTCGCACGCCCAATGAGCCCCGGATCATAGCCGGCAAAATACGTCAGGCGTTGCGTGTCTCCGGTGCAGCCGGAAACGCACGTAGAACCGCTCTCAGAATATCCTGGATTACACGTGCAGCTTCCACCAGTGCAAGTTGCACCCGTTGGCGTAGTTGCAGCCGTCGTATACGCCTCATAGTGAATCGAGCCCGCACACGCGTTGCTCTGAGTGCCCGACCCGTCAACCCAAATACACACAGCATTTGGTGGCGATATCTGGACATGATGAAAAGACATCCCGACAGAAGCGCAATACGCGTCATAGCCGGAAGACCCACACCACGCGGCATCACATGGCCCCGTGCTGCACATCGGCCCCGTCGGTTGAGTAAAAGCCGCCGACGCCGTTGGAACAGCGGACAGCAACGCGAGAAAACCCGCGACCGCAGCAGCGAGCCAGACGCAGCCGTGCATTAACACCCTTACGAAAACATCAGCCATAGTGCCGCCACGATCGCGATCAGACATATCAGTCCCATGTTTTTCCCCTGAAAACGGAGGCGGACCGAAGCCCGCCCCCGTGCGAGCGTTAGATCGCTCCACGAACTTTCTTGTAAACCTTGATCAGCACCACGACAGCCAGAGCCGCCGCGCCGACCAGACCCACCGTGGCGAGCGCCGACGTAAGCGTCGCAACCACCGGATCAGCGATCGCATCGACAGCCATCGCAGGAAGCGAGGCACCAGCTGTCAGCGAAACCAAGGCCAGACGTTGATACAGAATTTTTTTACTCATGATTCATTTTCCTTTTCATCGTTAAGTTGCTTAATCACCACGCGAAAAATCCACGCAGCGGCCAAAAGTAGCGCTATAGCAGCGACTATTTTCATGCTCGTTTCAATTTCCATGTTCACCCAATCAAGAGGAGGCGGATACACCGCCGTAACCGTAAACCGAAACTCCCCATTCGAGTAAGAACAACAAGTCCCGTGGGGCTCAGGCCATAAGAAAAGAACGTAGCTCGCGTCCACAGCCCCCGCCATAGAATCAAATGAATCGTAACGATGAAACCAGAAAGCTTCCAGATTCGTGTAAGACATTTTGCGCGGAATGTTCTGAACAGCATCATAGAACGCTGCACGCGTATTCACATCGAGGAACGCCACCAAGTCAAAAGCCGGTAACGCTGCCGGGCTCGTAGTGTCCAGAAACGTATAGCGCACTTCATACTGATGTGCACGACTCGAAAACTGCGCCCCCTGGGCAACACCCGGACACCCAAGGCCAGCCCACACCAACAAACACAAAACCGAGACACGACCGAAAAACCCCCAACCCCACCAACGCTGAGACAACGACCATTCAAACGGAGATTGATGCACAACCACCCCACCAGTTAAAAACCCTCGAGGAGCACCGCAACACGGTGTTCCCCCAACGCTTTCCCCTACCGATTCGGCACGGCCCCCGCGCGATCCGGAGCTTTCAGAATCTTGATATCGCGTAGCTCTACGCCTTTTTTAGTCCCCGTCGTGACCGTCAACAACTTTGCTTCAACCTGACACGGAAAAGACGCCGCAGAAAATTCCTCGAACCGCTTCGAGTCACCGTAGGAATACGCCACCGTCGAAGAGCCCAACCCGTCTTTGTTGTCCTGCCCGAAGCGCTCTTCTACAAACACTTGTGTCATGTCCACTGACTTTCCACCGTCATCCTTAAAGTTCATCCGACGCACCCCAGTCACCACGCATTTCACCGTTGCTTCCATGATCATTGCCTTTCATCCCGCATTGCCGTCAACCCCGAGCGCGGTAATTCTCGGGCGGATTTCAAAAAGGTATCTCTGTCCTATGCATCGTTGGCGTAACACGAAACCAAAATCCCGAGTCATCCGGGAAAACAAAAAAACAACCCTTATGAGTCAAAATCACCGATGCAAAATCAATCCCGAAACGACGCCCAATCTCATCAATCGCTAGCTCAGGCGTCTTAGCCTGCAGCAAAATCCGCTGTATTTCCTCTTTCGGCAACCGAGTTGCCCAATAATTTTTTTTGTTGAACTGCAGCAACAGATTTTTACCAACATACTTTGCAATGTAAGCCGCGATCACCGACGGAATATCATCTTGCGCTGTCCGCAACGTGAAGGTCTTAACGTTAATACTCCCATTCACCGGGTGCTCTTCAAAATCATAAGCGCACAACGCGTGCCAAATATTCAACGCCACCGAAAGTCGGAACCACCCCGCAACCGCCACGTGCAGATGATAATGAACGCCATCCTTATGCAACTCAGGCACGGCCACGCGAAGCCATTTTTCCTTAACCGAGTATTCGTAAGCATCAACGAACCGCTGATACCGAACCAACAAATCAGACAGAGAAATCACCGCCCGAGTCCCGAACGTCAACATACGATCAGCCCCGATCCGTTGACACACCGACCGAACAGACACCCGAGCACGTTGAGAAGAAACCCGCAGCGATTCGTCCGAACGCTCCGCCGGTTGAACACGAGGACCCCGATGCCGCTTACGCGGATCAGAAGCATCCATAACTTTCTGCAGATTCACCACCTTACACACGCCCTCGATACGCCCCTCGCCGCGATGCGCGATCTTGGCAACCACACCGTATTGCTCAAGCAAAGAGGGATACCGGTGTAAACCCCCTTCCGGCAGCTCCTCGATTAACCATTCATGCGGCTGTTGCCAGCACTGTTCACCCAAAGTCAACGACACTATTTTCCTTTTTTCCGGTAAGTGTTCTTTACACAAGTTAAAGGCCGGCGCGCTGCGCGCGCCGCCGCGCTACGCGCGTCGCCACGCACAACACGCCGAATAAACCGAACGGTCGATCCCAGCACCAAGACCAAATCATCCGGATCAACCGAAGTCAAAGACCGCCGAATACGACCGTAAGGATATTTAACGTCCGGGTGAGACATCATGACGAACGCACCGCGACCGCCCGAACCACGAACGAATGCACAGACTCCACACTGACCCGCTCGCCGATCAGCCGCAGACCACAATCGTATTTCCGGAAAACCTGATAGCGCTGAACAGCGCCCGAAGGAACACACTTACGCACCACCACCACCGATGTGCCGCGCGTTAACTGCTGGACATCCTCAAAACACAACATATACCGCCCCCCATACCGGCAACACCTATATACAGGTGTCACCTATATCAGAGACACTGACACATTGTCAACCCCTACATAAAAGCGTACCCTATGCACGCCATAGAAAAGGAGCAAACAACATGAGTTTTCAAGAGCTTATCGACCAAGCTGTCAAAAACATGACGCCGCCCACCCGGTACCGCTTGGCAAAAACTCTAGGAATTACCCCGACATCGGTATACGAATGGGAAGCAGGCCGCAGCAAACCCAACGGCGAGCACGTCCTAAAATTAATCGAAATCGGGAAGAAGAAAAAACAGAGGGGACTTGCAGCAATCGCACTACTCGCAACCCTTGCAGCAGCGAGCGCCCTACCGGCGTTAACGCGTCTACCGGCGGACCTTTTTATACATTATACGA